AAAGGAGGTATGCCTACATAACTCCGCTAGTGATAGTTCATTTAGACAAGCCTGCTCAGGCCCGTGAGGGTCCGATCACTCAGCGACGGGTGGTTGTATCAATGACGCCGGATGTTGTGGAAAGAACGTTTGCTTACAAGCCCGCAAGGGGAACTTGAGTAGATGGAAAGAAACAGGTGGTGCTGTCTTCACAACTAAACCAGTCCAGTTAATTAGTATGAGAAAGGGTAGTGTATTGGTTCGAAGGGTCGCACCTAAGAGCTCGTATGCAGTTTTAGTGGTCGATGGATGCGTAGCAATATGTAGACATTGGTCGCGAAAGACGACTGATTACTCCGCGAGAGGAAAGGTACGTGGTGTGCTGTATTTTGTATTCCAAAAGAGTATGAAGCAGTCGAGGTAGCACATCGCAGTAGGTTGATATAGCTCAATGGTCGAGCATCTGTCTCTTAAACAGAAGCCTGGAGGTTCAATTCCTTCTATCTTACAAAACGCAAAGACTACCTCAGTCATATGTGAAAAGCATCTAACGCTCGGGGCGCAAGCTAACCGAGTCTAGTAAAGCTCGCAAGGTGATACTAGTTTATGCTAGAAGTTTCGTAGGGTGTTAGCGCACTCGAATAGCTCGCAAGGTTAACGGAAATTAAAGCGTAGAATAGCATATGATGATAAGACTACTGCCTGTCTTTAAAAACGGCGATGCTGTTAGCAGACTGGGATACCTAGCAATAGGGCTCAGTGGAAGTCAAGAGAAGTGTTGCTCGCAAGGTGGCATATAATGCTTGAGGTGCTAATAGGTTAGGATGTATTCTCAGTCCGCCACTATTCTAAAACACATTCAAAGACTAGACATAGTTTAGGAAACGGATGAGCACGCCGTAGGACCTGGGCTCGAGTGTGTTTCAAAATAGAAATGGAAGTTTAGCTCAGCGGTAGAGCAGGATCCTTACACGGTCAAGGTCAAAGGTTCAATCCCTTTAACTTCCACCATAGAGTTATGCCAGCGAGACTTGGTAGTCAGAGAGGTTTTATAAACCTTTTAGCGCCAGATTAGCGTTCTTGAGAGGGTTCGATTCCCTCCGCTGGTACCAGTAATACGGAAGACTCCCATAATGGTATTGGAGCGGTTTGCTAAACCGTCGGTCGCTTTAAAACGGCTTCGGGGTTCGAGTCCCCGGTCTTCCGCCAAATGTTTTTTAAAAGAGGAAATATATGAAACCAGGTCCAAATTATAGAATGAGTTCGCTGCTTAAAATTAGTTTAGCCACAGGCAAGTTCAAAGATGCACATCAACGTGGTGCGTGGAAACGTGCATGTATTGACGCTGAACTATGTGCTGCCATTCAACCTAAACGTGAAAAGAGACCTGCTGGTCCGGGTGGTTATCAGAAGAATCCCACCGGTACTGCATCGACTAGAGATTAATTAGTTAATTGGGGGTGTAGCTCAGCTGGGAGAGCGGCTGCTTTGCAAGCAGTAGGTAGCGGGTTCGAGTCCTGTCACCTCCACCAAATTCACCCTGACATATGGTGTATAATAAGATAAGTAGTATGTCATTTTTAATGCCGGTTTAGCTCAGTGGTAGAGCAACCGCCTTGTAAGCGGTAGGTCGTCAGTTCAATCCCGACAACCGGCACCAAGATTACCGAAAAGACTTGACATATCAAGTTAATTGTTGTATAATAGTTTTGTTGGGACAGAAATGTTTCAACCGGTGAAGTGAAGGGTAGACGAGGATAGACACAAAGGCGTGAGCTTCATGCTTACTCCAAACTTACAACCATCTGAACAATGGAACGTGTTTATGTGATCCGATCCCTAATAGAATGTCATTTGTTAATCGGAAATATATGGACCTCTGTGTATTGTATATTGCACATTGTCAAAGGAAGATTACAAACCTTCCGTTGCATATTGTCCGGTCTATTACTTGACCTTTCATGGACCCGTCATTTTAACTTAAAGGAGCCACATGGCTAGGTACACTTCAGAGGCAGCAGCCGAAATGGCTGGAGGCAGATTTGATTTGGTGTTGATGGCATCACACAGAGCCAGAGAGCTCAAGAATGGTCATGTGCAGAGAGTCGAAGGCAAAGATGCTACGTTTATCGTAACGGCATTGAGAGAGATAGAAGAAGGCAAGTATACTAAAAAAGAATGGTACGATAGTTTACCTAAGAAAACGAAAGGACAGAGAGAATGAATATCACACTAAGAAAAGCCAGTGCAATTCAAAACAGCATCAACGATGCAGTTAAGAGCATCAAGGTAGAGCTCACAGTCGAACTCAACGAGTTTGTTAATGTCGAGACCGCCCTTGCCAAAGCCAACAGCGACATGGTGGCCAATGATGGCCGTCGTCAGCGCCTGACTATGGCGTTGTATAACATCCGAGCATTGGTAGGTACTGCCAACGCACAAAGCGGCATCGATACCAACCTCGCTAAGGCAGCGTTTATCGACAAGCGTATCGGCCAGCTAGAAGAATTGGCCAAGGCCACAGAGATCACTGATCTCGATGTTATCAAGGGCAAACTTGATAAGATCAAGAACGACAAGGGCGAAACAAGCCGTCGTAGTATCTATGGCTACAGCGACACCGTCAGCACTTCGGTGATGAGCAAGGCCCAGATTGATCAGGCCAAAGCAGAGATCCTGAATCTCAAGAAGCAGAAGCAAAAGCTCAACGACGAAATCCTTGAGTTAAACATCAAGACAGAGATTCCTCTGAGTGATGAAGTAGTGGCTTCACTGCAAGCAGAAGGCTTGATCTAACAGACCCCGGTTTACTGTTTTTACGTTATAAAACAGCGTCCCTGAAACGATAGAACAGGGGGTACACTAGGACCTGACCTTACAGTCTCCCGTTCGGAGATCCTGAAAACTGCCTAGGGTGAGGTATAACGCCAATGCCAGAAGAACAAATGTTATGGACAGAGTAACCGCTCAGTCTGGGGCTCCTGTGGTGGGAGTAGCCAGACACTTTATTAAAATATACTCTTCGTCTACGTTGCCCAAACCCGGGGGAGTCCGCAAGAGAATGTGCCTAGCACACGGTACAACAAACATAAGACATTTGTTGGGAGTATGTTTCAATAAAGTTATCGCAGGATGGAGAAGGTGGTATCTCGGGAGTCTCATAAGCTCCAGATCGTCGGTTCGACTCCGACTCCTGCAACCATTTCGGAGTGTGGCGCAGTCTGGCTAGCGCACCTGGTTTGGGACCAGGGGGTCCAAAGTTCGAATCTTTGTACTCCGACCAAGTTTTTATAAAAAGGCCATATGACTAAAGAAGATAATAAAGAAGCATTGGATCGAGCACTAGAAGAATTTTTCGCAAAGGGCGGAGTGGTGCAACAACTCAAACAAAATCAAAGTGGAAGGGTTGATGGTGCAAGCTATTCATCTTGGTCAAAGAAAAAGCCATCCACTAGTCCGTTGGCCAATCCACCGGATGAAGATTAACTCGCTGTAGTTCAATGGATAGAACGAGTTCCTCCTAAGAATTAAATCCAGGTTCGATTCCTGGTGGCGAGACCAAAAGTTAAATAAATGTATGCGGGGTTAGTTTAATGGCAAAACAGCAGATTTCCAATCTTCGGTCGAGAGTTCGATTCTCTCACTCCGCTCCATAATATGCAAGTAATAGATCAAAACGATACCTTTCGAAAATTTGATTTCAGTTCAGTAATTACGCCCGAAGATAATGCAACAGCCGTAGGCATAATAAAGTCAGTCATTGCAGAGGGTAATTACTTCACCAACTCACCTAAGTTTCAAACCAAAGAAAACATATTTGCTAGACAGGAAGCTGTGTGGTTAAAATACCGTATGAGTTTCATGTTTTCAGTGTTCATGTATCTCGGAAGAGAAGTCAAAGTCTCTGAAATGATGGCTTGGAGTTTTATGACAAATCTCCAGGGTGCCGAAAATCGAGACAATCTATGGCATCATCATTGGCATCCAAAAAATCCTAATTCTAAGATGCTAAGTGGGATCTTCTACTTACACATCCCCGATGATGTTAAAGATCGTGATTACTGCGGCACTGAAATGGCTCCAAACGGGCCTGAGGGAGATGACAAGTTTTTTGTCAAACCCACAGACTACAATTGGTTAATCTATCCCAGCGATCAATGGCATCGCCCGGGCATCGTGCAAAGCGAACAATATAGATTTATCTTAGCTGCTGATATAGAATACATCTAGCCGGCGTTCGTATAATGGACAATACAGCACTCTTCTAAAGTGCGAATATGGGTTCGATTCCTGTACGCCGGACCAAAATGCTCTTATAGTTAAATGGTATAACACCGACTTGGTATGTCGGTATTCTAAGTTCGATTCTTGGTTAGAGCACCACTTGACACACAGCTTGAAAGATGTTATAATATTAGCATTGTAAATAACTAAGGAACTATTATGGCTGGACCAGATGACTATCAGTATAACAACGAAGAAGAAGCTGAAATTGCTCAGTTGAATTCCATCCATATGCATCTCAATGCTATCGAGGAAGTCCGGAAAAAAATACCCAAAGGTCCTAGCCTAGCAGAGTGCGAAGACTGTGGAGAGGAAATTCCCGAAGCTAGGCGACTAGCACAGCAAGGTATTACTAGATGCATATACTGCCAAGGATTATTTGAACGTAAACAAAAAGGTTATTGATAAATTAAATAGATGTATAAAGTAGAATGGAAAGACACAGCGGGCAGAGGCTGTGAGGAAGAAGTAAAAGATCTATCAGCAGCTTTGGCATTTGCTAAAGCACTAGGAATCCTCGTTACAATAAACGGTGATGGGATGGAAATAGTTGGCTTGTTCGGAGCCGACTCAATCAAAGATGGTAAGTGTCCGGATGGCACACCATATACATGGATGAAAAGGAGAAACCAATGAAACGTGTAATCGAAATCCGTGCCGCAGAAGGCGGTGAAGATAGCAAGTTGTTTGTTAGCGATCTAGCACAAGCGTACTCGAAATTAGGAATGAAACTGGGTTGAACTACCCGCCTTATAGATGTGCGTCTTGGCGAGTGTAGTTTAGAAGCTGAGGGCGCAGATTTATCAGGCTTAGATAACGAGCCAGGTGGACATAGAATACAACGTGTTCCTCCTACGGAACGCAAGGGCAGAGTTCATACCAGCACTGTGACCGTAGCCGTCATAGACACCAGCACACCGTTGATAAAGGTTGCTATACCGTCCGGTGATTTAAAAATCGAATGGTATAGCGGTACCGGTGCTGGAGGACAATATCGCAACAAACATCAGAACAGTTGTCGAATCACACATATCCCGTCAGGCGTCATTGCCAAATCAGAATGCCGCTCACGACAAAATAGTCTAGAATCTGCTATGTCAGAAATACAACAACGCATTGACAATGCTGTGGAAAGACAGTATAATGATAACATCGCCTACGATAGAAAGCAACAGGTTGGGTCGGGGATGCGAGGAGACAAGATTCGCACTTACCGCTTTCAAGATGATAGAGTACAGGATCACATCAGCGGCAAGACCGCTAGTGTTAAAAAAATAATGAATGGCAATTTCGATTTACTTTGGAGATAATTATGCCTTGGATTCAAAACGTAGCACTCAGCGATATTCGGAAAGGGTTTCATTTCGATGCTGGCATAAACTCTATGCTGATTCAAATTGTGGATCCTCCTGGAGACTTCCCTACACCTAAGCACCAGTTCAAAGAAGTCCATCAGTTTCAGTTTTTGGACGTCGAAGCTAAAGACGAGGTCTTAGAAGAAGCCATGAGGTGCAGCCAAGAGCAGGCCGACGAGCTTGTTCGACTGCTACAACATGCATTGGAAAATCGTATGAACGTTGTTGTTCACTGTGTAGCAGGTGTGTGCCGTTCTGGTGCTGTCTGTGAAATCGGAGTAATGTTAGGCTTTAATGACACCGAGGTGTTTCGTAGTCCTAACCTGTTAGTTAAGCATCGTATGATGAAGGCACTAGGTTGGACCTACGACGAGAATGAGCCACACACTATTAACGGTCAAACAACTGAGTTTGGAATCATTCTTCCTAAAGCTGTAGAATGGACTAACGACAACGAAAAAGTCTTTGTTCTTGCCGCAGAGCGTAGAGCACATCGAGAACGAGAAGGCGATATCTAACTGTGGCTTTTTAGCAACACGAGCCCTGTTAATTTCGGTTGACAGGGCTTTCGTTTGACTGTATAATATACACATACACTAGCAAACAAGGAGCGTAAAATGGCAGGCAAAGCAAAATCAGTTTATTTGACCATTACTAAAAAGGGTCAAATGAAAACAGAATTTACCAGAATGTTTTTTGATGCCAGGGGATATAACGATTACGTTAAATCGGAAGAATTCAAAGCCAAGTGGCCTGCCGCCGAATTTAATATTGTAAAAGAAGTATATTAAGGAGAGCGAAATGGAATACACTCTAAGAATTTACAAGCAAGACAAGCGTCTTACTCGTGTTTCTAAATACGGTAGCCGAAATAAACTAGGTCTCCGTTGCGTAGGTACATACGAGTTTGATCGTAAAGATGCCGCTTCGATGGATCGAGAAGTTCGTGAATTGAAGCACATGTATCCCGAGCCCATGTTCCTAATCGAATATGAGCCCACATACAAAACAGTTAAAAATTTGATGACCGGTAAAGACATCCAAATTGCCACAGACACTCCTCGTTGCTGTGATCCAAGTTCGGAGGCATACTGGTCGATGTAAAGGATCAGTATGAAGTTGGTAAAATTAGATCGAAGACACAATCTGTATCACAAGGGCTATCGCTATGCCTTTCTAATCGATCGTTGGAGCTCTGATTCTAATAGAATAGAAAAGGCTGTAAAAGAATTAGAAGGATGGCGCTGGGATTCGACATTTTGGGGTAAAGCTAAGTTTAATAAAACCGCAGGCTATACCGCAAGACCCTATTATGTAGGGTTTAAAAATGAATCCACAGCCACAATGGTAATGTTAAAATTATAGGAAAGGAGGGCAAGATGCCTAGTGTATTTTTAGTAAGCGACACACATTTCGGACACACCGGCGTCTGCCGCTTTACTCGCAATGACGGAGAGAAGTTAAGACCGTGGACAGATCCAGACGAAATGGACGAAGCTATGGTTAAGGCGTGGAACGAAAGAGTCAAGCCCACGGACAAGGTTTATCACCTTGGCGATGTGGTTATAAACCGCAAGGCGCTAAAAACCTTATCCCGCTTAAATGGGGACAAGGTGCTTATCCGTGGCAACCACGACATCTTCCGTGATGACGAGTACAGGACATACTTTAGAGAATTACGTGCATACCATGTGATGAACGGTATGATCTTAAGTCATATTCCTGTACACAGTGATAGCTTAGGTCGTTTTGGTGTTAACATTCACGGACACACTCACAGCAATCGTGTTCGTAAAGCACGTGGAGTTGATGCTAGAACAGGAGAGATTTTATACAGTGATGAAATCGATCCACGCTATCATTGCGTTTGTGTAGAACAAACTCCAGACTTTGCGCCTATCTTATTCGAAGACGTTTTAAAGCGCATAGCAGAAGAAGGCGGAGTAGTTGGTTTTAGGAGCGGAAACGGTCCTACTGTAGATTAAACTACGCATTTTAATAGGGCCTCAGGGCCCTATTTTTTTGACTCTTGTTTCTGGAAACAAAGGCATAAATATATTCAGCTAGGATAGATCCCAGGAGTTAAAACTATGCCCTTACAGATTCGCAGAGGCACCAACGTACAACGACAAACAATGACCCAAGCACTCGCAAATGGCGAGCTATTGTGGGTCACTGACGATAAAAAACTATACATAGGTGATGGAGCAACATTGCCAAATGCACTGCCTCCGGTGACTGGTTTTACTTCGGAAGAAGCTGTCGATGCCGTTGGTGCAGCACTAGTAGCAGGTAATGCTACAAACACAAACATAACATTTACGTACGATTCGTTGATACAAGATTTTAATAACAGGATTAACGCAACAGTTGATCTTTCCAACTACGTTGGTGTTATTACAGCAGATGCTTTTAAAGGTTCGGTATTCGCAGACGACGGATCAACCGTTGGCGGATCACAGGCATTAGTCGATTCGTTAACAGGTACCTTTTATCTAGACGGAACAGTAGCCACACATATCGTTCCTAACAGTAACGAACAGTTTGATCTAGGTTCAGCTGCTAACAGATTCCGAGATCTATATCTCAGCGGTTCTAGCATAAAACTAGGTGCAGCAACTATTACAGCATCTGGAACTGCGGTTAATCTGCCCGCAGGATCAACTATCAATGGAGAACCATTAGGTGCGTTTTCCGTTGGTCAGAACATCAATGTCAATATCGTAGGCGACGACAGCACAGTATTAGTCAATACATCGACTAACACACATCAAGGTCAGTTTAACGGATTGTTCAAGGGATCATTCTTTGGAGAAGATTCCACACAGATGCTAGATGGTAATTCCAATGTTATTAGAGCTAACCAATTAGAAATTGGAGGAATAACATTTACTGGTACTGACATTGCTAAATCAGGTGCTACTAATGTCGTTAACTTTCGAGATACTGGTATAGATGTCTACACAGAAGCTGGCACATTTGGGCAGGGATATACTGCTTATGGTACCACTCTAGGAGTGCTAGCATCTTCCATTTTTCAAGCTGCAACATCGAGAGGAACGACTACTGCTCCTACAATAATACAAAATGGAGACACGGTTGGAGGTATAATTTTTTCACCGTTCAACGGCACTGATTATCAACTGTCGGCATCTGTTACATGTTTAGTAGACGGTGCTCCTGCTCCGGGT